CTCGATACAATGGTATTGTTTGCGCCCCATTCGGAAGATGCGGCGGGCTGTGTCGGCTTCTCCTCGAACAGCTCCGGCGTCTCCCGCTTCGACTGCTGATCTGCACGTTCTTTTGCCTCGGTTTCTCTCTGCTCTGCCGCTTTCTCGTCGGCCTTCGCTTCTTCCGGCGTTTGACCGATAAGGGTAAAGTCGTTCGCATCCTCTTCCGGGGTAAGGAGCGGAGTTTCGGAATCGAGGTTGAAGCGGCCGGTGTCCGGCGTCGCAGAAACGGTCTCGGAGGCAGTTTTCTTGCCATTCGCCTCGTCCGCCATCTCCTGAAGAACGCGCTGTTGGTCGGCGATATTCTCAAATCGGACACCGGGGAATTTCTCGCGGAGAATGGGAATAAAGTCGTCTGCGACGGCGGGATTGATGAAAACAACGCCGACACCATCTGTGAGCTTCTTCCCGTATTCGGAAACGAGAACAGCAAGGCCGTCCTTGTATGCTCCATTTGTCGCAGTTCCAATTCCTACTCCAGCTCCAGCTGTACGATCTTCTTCTTTCAGCGTGAACGGAGCGGTGTAGAAATCTTTGTTTGCATCAATCCCATTCCCAAGCAGATTGAGAAGAGCATCCACCTGTGTCCCCATTGTCCCCTTTGCTATGCCGTGCGAATCGAACTCATTTCCTATGTCGCCAGCCTCAAACCCTTTTGCTTGCACATCGGAGGTATAGGCATCACCGAGATCGGACACGCGGAAGCCTCTCATCTCAGGCGTACTCTTTCTGAGCTTTCCTTTGAGTTCTGCTGCCGTAGCATTCCTTGTTGCTTCGTCCATAACGACCGGAGTAAGACGAGTTTTCGCTTCTGCTTTCGTCTCTTCAACCTTCGCCGTCGCCTCCGGCATTGTCTTCCCGATTTCTCCCAGAAGCTGATCCCGGAGCGTCTTGTTTGTCTGCCAGTTTTCCCAATCCTGAAGCTCCTGTTTTGTCCGGTCAAGAAGATTCTGCGCTTCCTTGCCGACGGAAACGCCGAGCTTTTTCGCCTCTGCCGGATTCTTGATCGCGGATTTCGCGGAATTGATGAGCTTCTTCAATCCGTCAATATGCTCAAGCGCTTTCGCGGACAGTTCCTCGGACAGCTTCAATGCGCTGTCGTCGAACCCGCCGAACAGATCGCCCGTTTCCTCGGTAGTTTGACGAGGTACAGTTTTCAGGAACTTCAAATGCTCGACAAGCTGAACCTTCTTCATGCCGTTCTTTGCGGCACGGATACCCGCGTTTTCCAATCCGGTATCACCTCGCGCAACGTCTGCAATCGCCGCGGCGGCGGTATCGCTGATATCGCCGTTCCGGTATGTCGTATACAGATTGTCGCTTGCGTAATGCCCGATATTGAATCCGGCTTTGCCTTTCTTACGGGAAAGAATACCTTCCTTCTCTGCCGTATCCTCGTCAATCTTCGAGGATCGCACGAAATCCGCATAGTCGCGGACTTCGCCCTGCTCGTCGCGGATGTTGATGAGGATACCGTTTTTCCGTGCATCTTCCGCAGTAACACCGTCAGCTTCCCGGTCGATGATCGCGTTCAGATTTTCGACGCCTTTGCGTTTCGCCAATTCGAGACGGTGATGCCCGTTAACGACGAACTTATTGCCGTCCCTGTCCTCCCACAGATAGAGGATTCCGGCAGATTTTGGGTCCCATTCCCCGCCGATAAGATTGTTCTCGTCAACACCCGTCTTCTTATTCGTGTTGCTCTTAAACTGGAAACGTTCGGGATCGAGATTGATTTCCGAGACGGGGACGCTTTCGACCTTCGTCGAACCTGTCGCACCGACGACGTTTTCCTCTTCCGTACTGGTGCCGTTCTGCCGTTTGATTTCTGCGAGGATATTCACCGCCTCGTCACGCAGTTCGTTCATATTGTCGAACAACTGTTTCGCTTCGGGTGTACCAATCTTTTTCAGCTTATCCTTGACGATCTTGATGAATTCGTTCAGAGCGTCGATGAATTTCTGCCCCATCCTGGCTTCCATTTTTTCTGCCCGCGTTGCGACGTCACGCCAAAAATCAGGGTCAGTCCACATTTCACCGAAGGTATCCGCAGAAAGCTCGTCGAATCCACGACCGACCTGCCCCGCTTCTCTTTGATACCGATCTTCGATCTCCGCCGCGCGCGCGTTACCAGCCTCGTTGATTCCGGCATTGAAAAGATCGTTGAACTTCTGAATAAGCCCCTTCTGTTTATCATCGAGGTAATGCTTGAATTCGTGTCCGAGATTCTTCAGGACGTCCGCGTTCGGATTCTCCCGGTCAAGCCAAATCTCGCCGTTCTTCTCGTCGTACCAACCGTCAGCAATATCCGTATCCTTGTCGCGCATCTTCTTCTCATCGAAGTAACGCACCTTGATACCGATCTCTTTCGCAACCTGATCCGCAAGGGTAAGTTTGGTTTTACGCATGGATTCATCCGACGGAGATTCCGCAGAAGATTCAGCTGGAGTTGCGGTAGGAGCGGCAGGAGTAGCCGCGTTCCGACTTCCCATAGATTCCACCGCACCGCCAGCCGCACCGAGAGCAAGACCGCTCCATGCGCCGCCCATGAACGTTTCACCGACTTCTTCCCATGACGGAAGCTCAATTCCTTTTTCGTCCAATGCGGCTCGGCAGATTCGATCCCAATAGTCCTGCGCGACTTCTTCGGAACCTTCCGTAATGAAGTTCTTAATGGCCTCTTTGCCGACCGTCTTTGCAAAACCTTTTGTCGTTTCCTTCAATGCGCCCGTCGCCCATTTCTTCGCGATCCCGGCGGCAAGCTGTTCCGGACCGACGACCGATTCGATCAAGGATTCACCGAGAGACGAAAGAAACGCGAGGCCGCGTACCGTACCAGCATCCTGATTTGGAAAAGCATCACGATACTCCTGTACGCGATCACCGTAAATCTGCCCGAACATCATTGCGGTACTCGCGGCAACACCGCCAACACCACCGCCGAGAATACCACCGGCGACCGCACCGCCAAGCGCAAGCGTACTCTGCGCCGCACCACTGCCGATTGTACGGGCGATGTTCGCGGGATCGAGGCTAAGCGCTTTATAATCGGGGGAAGGATTGTACTGCTGATTCCGGCGCATAACATCGCCGAAATACTCTTTCATGCCGCTGTAGCCGGTCGTCTCTTCAATCGTCGAACCAAGACCTTTGAGCGCACCAAGACCGCCATACGCCGCGCCTTGTCCGAGTTCGGTAAAGAATCCGTCCTTGCGAGGGGCAATATGCCCCATCGCCTCGTCAATATCGCGAATCTTTTTTCTGATATCGTCGTCAAAGCGGTCGAGGTTCTGAAGATCACGGGTATAAAACGATTCAGTAGGTATGTACGGCATATTTTATCTCCCCATTCCATAAGGACGATACGAATCAAGTACACGAGATTCAAATTCTTTTTCGCGTTCCTTTGCTTCTGCTTTTTGTACGGCTTTACGTCTTTCTTTATAAGCCGCTCGCGATTTTTGAGCTTGTTCAAACTCTTCGTTCAGCGGGAACGGAAGATCATCAAGCCCATCAAATCTGTCAAGCTCTTTAATCTTTTCCCATTCATCATTGAGTTCCTCAAGATCTTCTGCGCCCCAAGTGAATTTCTCGTTTTTGTTGATCTTGATACCACGTTTTTTCAACATGCGTTGCATCGCGCGTTCAAACAAATCAAGCGCCTCTGCCGCCTGTTCTCTTCCGTCGTCATCAAGATAATCAAATTGCGCACCGAACACATCGGCGGCCTTCTTCATAAGCTCGTTTCTTCTCTGATCGTCCGGGGTGATAGTTTCTTCTTCCTCTTCCCCCTTCGCCGCTTTCGCGGTATCCTTGACATTCTGCGCGGCCTTGAGCATGGTATCCTGCGCAAACCGCATCATGTTTTCTGCGATACGACCAGAAATATCCCGGCTCACTGTATCCTTCTGTTTGCAGAGTTCACCGAACTCCTGAAACGTATAGGTCTTCCCGTTCGTATTTCCAAGCTCTTTGATCGTCGCCATCATGATTGTCGCGGGATTGCTCGGATCAAATCCTTCAACGCCATAACCGAGGCGCTGAAGAGATTCCATGCACCCGGCAAGCTCGTTCATTTTTGCGTTCATGGGAAGCGAGGTATCACCAAAATCCTCGTATGCCTGATGCAGACGCATCCATGCGCCCTGTTCCGGAGAAAGACGTTTTGTATACCCCTCGACAAATTTCTTCGCTTCAGCGTAGTTCCCGCCAGTAAACTTTGAAGCGGCTTCCGTCATCTTCCGATTCCACATCCTATCGGCATTCCCGATAGAATTGTTGAGACTGACGGCATCACGCGCCTGCTGTTCCGCCATCATGTTTCCGCTGATAATATTGCCGAGCATATTGAAGGATTCACGCGTAACCGGAATGGAGTTCTCATTCCCCATTTTGAGATACAGGACATCGTTGTCGAAGTATGCGTCCCATCCCATTTGATTCAGTTCGTTGTCAATCTCCTCGAAAGCATCCTTGTCGCCGCTTCCGATCCGGAGCATATTGTCAAGCCAGTATTGCGCCTTGATAGCCGTCTGTACGGCGGGAGAATTCGCCATCGATGTAATTTCACCGATTGACATGGTGCAGTTCGGATCACTGGCGTAATGGTTGATGTAGTCCTGCGTCATGTTTTTGGAGTAATCGTTTTGACGCTGTGACCACACCATGCTTTGCCCATACTGCGCTTGAGTGGCTTTCATTTTTGCGGATTCAGTGTCGGCCTTGTATCCAGCCATACGAGCGGCCTGAGCCTCCGGGGACATATATTCGTCCGCTTTCATTCCCTCGGCCTGTGCGCTCTTTCTTGTCGCCTCGGAAACGGCATCACGAGTAGCCTTGTTCTGATTCCATTCAGCCATGACTTGACGCCCGTGTTCACGCTGTTCCCGTTCGTAGTTCCGAGCATCGACACGATCCTGATAATCCTGCGTCCCGACCATCGCCTGCAACGCGCCGCCGATCATCGGATTGCTTTTCGCGAAACCGTCGATCATACCCTCACCACCGCGGGCGAGGATATCCATGAAGCTGTTTTTCGATTCGGTATAGTCTTTTTTCTCTTCGTCTGCCATATCGTTTACTCCATGTTCGACATTAATTTTTCAAGTTCGGTTTTCGCGTCCGGGGCATTTATTTGCGGAGACTGCGCCTGTGCGACGTTCGGAGTGGAGTAGTTCATATTGCTCTTGCCGTATTCCTGCGACATAATGGCTTTCCCGGCTTTGTATGCCGCGTCGCCCATGCTGTCGTTCATGGTAATACCGCCGCTTGCCTCTTTCCATGCGTTCGCAAGCATATCTTTGCCGGCGCTGTACGCGCCAGCCGCCGCACTGCCCATCGCGCTTCCAACCGCAGATGCGCCGGAAGCCATACTGCTTCCCGCCTGCGCCAAAACTCCTGCCATGCCGCCCATAGAATCGTCTCCTTATGCTTCGATACGGAACTCGCGGCACGAGTACGCCATTCCGTCTTTGATGAAAAGTTTCTCCGGACGAATCCCGTTATCCTTGCATCCGAAACGTTTTGCAAACATGCGCGCCGCCCGGTTGCTGTCCGGGATATACCCCACGACGCCCTTCACATCGGGGTTGCATTTCTTCATTTCCGTGAGACAGAGATGCGCGCATTCCATCGTATTCACGCCCCGGTCAAACGCAAAATGCACCTCAAAATAGTTGTCCTGCGCGATCCACCCGAACGCCATACCGAGGAAACGTTTCGCCTCGTCTCCGTCCACGTCGAATACACCATAGCACTGAACGTCGCCATTCAGGATTCCGAGCATGAGCGTATAGACGATATAGTGATTCGTGAGGAATCGGTCGTCCATCGCCTTGCGCAGATAATAATCCTCGAACCAGTTTGAGATAAACTGGAGCGTATTGACTGTACCGGGGAGACGTTTGCAGATATTCATTTGAAGATACTCGCCTGCCAGCCCTTGCCGCTCGAACTGCTCTTGGATTCGGATTTGCTTTGGCTCTGTCCGGCGGACTGGCTTTCGCTCGTCCCCTGACTGGTCGAACTGCTGTAGTATTCCGCGGAATTCGTCGTCTGCGGCATCATCGCGCCCATCGTATTCAGCAGATTCATCTTGTTCTGCTGGGCCTGAGAAAGCTGATTGTAATACGCCTGAGCAAGCGCACTGGAACGTGCCCGGTTGTTCGCGGCAGTGAGAGCCGCTTCAACACCGGTACGGCTTCCCTTCAATCCCTGCTGTGCGAGAGACTGTTCCGTCGCCTTCTGCGCCGCGTCATACGACGTGTTGATTGCGTTCGCCTGCTGTGCGACACCCGCATTGAACTGTTTCGTTCCTTCGGTGTTCTCCGCGATAGACTGCTGTAACTCCGGGAAGAAATAGTTGTTCGCCATTTGACGGCGTTCCTGAAGAATGCCGAGCTGTTCGTTGCTCAGCTCACTCGCCCGCGTCCCGGATTCGCTCGTGTTCTGCGAAAAAGCATTGCTGAAATATTCGCTGATGCTGTCGCTCCACCCGTAACTGGAACTACTGCTTGTTGATCCGCCTGCGCTTCCCATAAAGCCCACCTTGTTTTGTTGTGTTATTCATATATTGTGCAATTGCGTACTCGCGTTGTCGCATTTTTTATCCGTCGGAAGATTCGGACGCGATCTTTTCTTCCAGTTTTTTGAGCGCCGCACGGATTTCCCGCCGGAGTGTCTCAATCTGCAAGTCAATATACCGTTTCGTTTCCGCGTCAACCATAGATCACCTGCAATTCCCGGATTACATCGTTCGATTCGAGCGTAATGGAAATCCAATGCCCGACCGCATGAAGCGGCAGTTTGATTCTCTGTTTCCCGCCGGGGACAGATACCGGCTCTTCCCACAAAGGAACTCCGTCGATAAAAGCGGAGAACTGCACCGTGTTTTCGCATGTGAGATACACTTCGCGATAGATTTTGACGCCGCTTTCCGCTCCGCCGATGTATGGGGAGGAATACTGTATCGGAAGATTCTCGTCGCTTCCGGCGTACAAATAAACGCCGCCGGCGTCTTGCAGGAAGAATCGTCCGCTTCCGTCGTCGAACCACGCGTAATCGTAAGTCATGTTGAGTTTGTAGAAAATCCCGCCATTCCGAATGTCATAGACGATGGTATCACGACGCAGGATCAGGAAGTATCTGTCGTTCGACGTCGCACCCCACTTGACCTTTTCCGCGAGATCATCCGTCTTGACGACGCGATAACTCGGCACGGAAATGTTGTTGCCGTCCCAAAGACAGATACCGTCGTTGCTCAACCATACCGGAGCATTGTTCAGCATCGCGATACTGCGCCAAGAAATACACCCGTGATTGCCGGGAATGTAGATTTTCTGAATCGTCTCCGGATTGTCTGCGCCAATCACGCGATACACGTTATTCCGTGTAAAAACGAGGATCCCCATGAATTCCGGGGTAATTCCGGTAATCTCATCGTCGAACGTAAGAAACTGCGTCGTAGGCCATGCATGAGGATTCCCGACCGAGGAGAAATACAAGAGTGTACCTTGCGCGAGGAAGAATACCCCGTTGTTCTCGCAGAGGTATTTCCCCGCATCAGGCGGCGGGTAGTTCTCTTGAGACGTCAACGGATTCTGCAAAAGCAGAGTTTCGTCCGGCATTTCGTCCGTCAGCGTGGTGAATGATCCCGTCTGCGTCAGCGAATTGTAGTTGTAATGGATTTCCCCGACCTCGAAGAAGTCCGCGCCATTGTCTGCCGTCCGGTACACCTTCGCATAAGAGATCGACTGGTCTTTCGTCCCCCAATTTGTCACATCCCATGTAACCGTGACAAGCGGGCTTTTCCCGGAGATCGTCGCCTCAACCTCGTAATCCGTCAGGCTTCCCGGCGCGCTTTCCCATCCGTTCTCTGAAACGAACGTTACGCAGTATTTGAACGCGCCAGTCAACGGATTACTGCCGACGTTCGTAAGGTCAATCTGAACATTCCCGTCTTCGCCATACGTCGGATAGGGGATGCCGAGATAGTTTTCAGGATCGCCGCCGTAATACGGAGACGTCGCCGCTTTGTTGTCGCTCCAGTAGTTCCGCCCGTTGTACTTGATCGCACTGCGGTCTTTGTTGCCGTAGTTGCCGTAGTATTCCGGCGTAGTTCCTTCAAGTTTCCGCGGTTGTTTGATCGGCACGAGCTTCCCGTTGCTCACGTCCGCGTTGACGAGTTTTGCCGCGAGATTCGATTCCAACAGCATCGGATGAATCCAGTCATTCATCCCACCGGAGAAGTTGTTTGAGGCAAAGGTTTTCATACGGGGACCTCAAATTCAGGAATTCAAAGGAACACGAGGGTAGAATTTTAGAGATGAAGTCACCATCCCGGCGCTGTGAGCGTCAGTGACGTACAAGAAGAACTTTGTTTCAGGATCAATCGGAATGTAAACATATGCAGTCTTAGGGCTATATACTACCCCATAAAAAGAAGTCCCACTGGAAACAATATGCTGGAACGGGTGAAGCAAACTAAGATCGCCAAAGTCACCTTCTCCAACATTATCATCGATAGTAAGGTTTAGTGTCCATGTATCATCTGCATCGTCAGGGGCACTGACCGTCCCCACCAAAACACCGCCAAGTCCGCTCCCAACGTGAGTATAGGTATATCCACCACTCGACACTGTATCACCGGTTGTGTAGCGAGAACCGAATTCGATGGTTACAGCAGAACTAAAGTTGATCTTGGTAAGTATCATTCCACCACCGCTGCTTTCCAGTCCCCACGGAACGGTCGTGATATCCCCGAACTGAATCTGCTTGACATTTACACCGTCTTGGTTTTCCGCGAGACGTACGACGACGGTATCACTGGAAACACCGGAAATATTCGTAACGAGGCCGGAAGAAACGCCACCGCTACCGGACGTTAGAGTAAGATACGCTGTATCATATTCGTTAAAAGACATGTGGTCAGAATCAAATCCGCTGACAAGGATACGGGAACCGCCCGCGTAGACATACCCGGAGTTGCATCCAGCCGTATGATCTGATGCGTTGTAGTTCACGGCGAACGGGCCACTGTATATAACACCCCCCGCAATATCCGCATAATGCGCACTATTCAAACTTCCACTTGAGAAGTTCGTAATATCGTCCAGCGAATGCGAATGGTTGAGCGGAGCTTTCCCCGCGAGATCGTCTTCGAGGCCGCTGACATGCGCTTCCGTATGCGTATGCCCAACGTTCGATTTTGCGGCAAACAGCGCCGCATGCGCCTGATCATCCACCATGTGCGCATCAACGTAGTCCTTGTAGATGCTCTTGATAAGCGCACGTCCGCACCCCGTGAAGGTACAGCTCGTAAAGAACGCGTTCCCGGATTCCGTATAAAGCGCGAAATCGTCCGCGGTACTGGATGATTCAAACGCCATGTGTTCGACGGAGCAGCTCGGCGATTCGATCACCGCGATACCGTAATGGTTCCCCGTGAATATGATCTTTCCGTAGCCGGCAGAACTCCTGCCGTCTCCGATGATCCGGACGTGGCAATGGCAGTTCTTGATGCGGAGAACGCCTTCCGGCGAGAACGTCCCGTTGTCGTGAATGTCGCACCCGTTCAGGTCGATCACGAGGACACCGTTATAAAACCCCTGAAATTCCAGCGGCGCAAGCGCAACATTGACATCCCCTTCCTCCGGGAACTTGAAGGTAAGAGTATGCCCGCCGAGGTTACGGAAAGGCTCGTTGATTTGTCCCTGCCGTGAATCCTGCTCCGCCAAAACGATAGTTCTGTCTTCGCTCTGTCCGATGCCGTTCTGACCGGCAAGATCACGGATTTCTTTGGAAAGCTCCTTCACCGCGTCGTCAACATTCGCCGCGCCTTCCGTGGCGATCCTTGCCGAATGCGTGATCGGAAGATGCGATGCATTCAGCTTCGTAACGGGATGCGTATTGCCGTCGAGATCGGTATACTCCGTCTGCGCACCCGTTCCTTCGGTATCGAAATCAATGTCCTCTTTCCCGAACAGCCGGGTTTGAATGTCGTATTCGCTCATGGATTCCTCCGGTTAATAGAATTTTGCTTCGCTTCGAGTTTTCGGCATGGATCGCATCACGTTCCCCACGCGCGCAACTCGTCCGCGATATTGAGTATAGAAGAGACGGGCTTTTGCCTCGTCCCGGAAGTCGCTGTCAATCGTGTACGCCTGATAGACCGCATGGTACACGACCGCTATGTAATCATGAATCCGGTCAAACGGGATTGTCTTCACATAGGTTGCATCCCCGATATGTTCGCTTTGCCGGACAAAAACGGGAATGCCATACCCGTTGCCCGTGATCGGCGTCCCGTATGTCGGGAACGGAAGGATACCGTTCGGGCTTTGCGGCACAAAGAAAACAGCGTTCTGCAAGTCGTAGGGATTCGGACAAAGATGGTATTCCCCGATGTTTTCCAAATCCTCGTAGATGTATTTTGAAATCCCCTTGACGGTGAGATAGTTTCCGTATTCGCCGTTGAGGACATCGGAAGACGCCATTTCCACATGGAAGCCGTCTCTGTTCCACCCCGCAACGAAATCAATGTAGTCCTCCGGGAGTTTTCCGGTTCCGTTCTCATTGACGAAGAAGCTGAAAGAACCGCGATACAGCGCCGTGTCCTTGCAATAGGTTTTCGCCGCCGTATCGAGCATGGTCAACAGTTCGGAATCGTCGAACACTTGCCCGTCCGGATCATGGAGAAACGCGCGGATTGTCTTCAGATAGTTTTCCTCGGTCATTAGAAGAATCTCCCACGGCGGACGGAACTCCGCGCTTTCATGCCGCGCTGAATGGAGCTTTCTTCATTCACGGCCTGAACAAACTGGTTGTAATAAACGGACGCGGAAGGATTCGCATCAATCATAAACGCCTGAAACAGACTATGCAGTTCGATTGCACGGACGTTCTTCGTCTCGATCACGTCCTGCTTCGGCAGACGCTGATAGTAAAGCGTGCCGACCGGCTTCATGCTTACCGGGATACGCGGGAAAAGCCGGAGTTTCCCGTACCCATCGAAGTCTGTGATAATGGCATGTAGCTCTGTTCCTGTTACTCTTCGGAAGTCCGGGTATTTGTCGTGAATGTTTCGCCAGCTGTAGAACCGGACCTCGTATCCTTTTGCGTCAATGAACTTGACAGGAACAAGAAAATTGTCAGGAAGAGAGAATACGCCGGATTCCGTCGCAAATACGTTCACTTTTGCAAGGAACGAACCGGAGAGAATGGCGTATTCTCTTTGTGCCTCGTTAATGGCGTAGTCAAGAGCAGTATCGTCCCATACAAGCCCGAGAAGGTCCCGGATGGATTTCCGGACGATTTCACGAAGGGGAGCAAAGGACGGTACTGCCATGATTTCACCATTAGCCGGCGGTCATGAATTCCACGACCGGGATGTACTCGGCGATCACGAGGAGCTTCACCGCGGTAAGAGCCGCCGTGCCGACGGTCATCTGAATCACGGTGTCGTAATCCGCGTCATAGCCCTTGATCTTTTCGACGTCAACAACAACGACGTCGCCGGCGGCAAGGTCGGCCTTGCCGATTGCGGTGTGAAGCGCTTCGGCGACGCTGTTGATGGACGCCTTGAACTGCACCGTAGCGGAACCGGAACTGGTCGTCGTATCGAGAGCGATGATCTTCAGACCGACGAGCGCATTGCCCTTCGGAATGATGAACAGGCTGTGCGTATCGGAAGCGAGGATGTCCGGGTTTTCCACGCCGTCGAGGATATGCGCCTCGGAACGGACGTAGCAGTTCATGGAATTCACGCCCTTCACGAGCGTGTCTTTCGTGGTAATGTCTGCGGAAGCCATAGGTTATGTCTCCTTTCCTTGTTACACTCTGATGGAGCTGGGAACCTGAGCAATGTTCAGGTCGCAACCGTCAAAGGTCAGCTTCTTGATGCCGCGGATTTCGTCTGCCGCGCAGGAGAGAATCCGGTTGTGGTCGAGACGTTCTTCCGTGTAGTCCAGCGTCTGCGCATACGCCATGATAGCGGCGTCCGCGCCGAGCAGAAGGTTACGGGCGATACGAAGAGAACCGGCGGCGTTCGTGTGCGTTTTGATAAAGTTTGCCTCACGGATGATGATGTGTTCCCAAACGCCGATAGCGCCGGTGGCAATGGGATCACCTTCGAGCGAATTCTTGCCGGTCATGGAAGCGATTGCGCGCTTTTCCCAGCGGGGATCGTTGCGCAGATCAATGGCGGCACGGGGATGCAGGACGAGCATGTAGTATTCCTCGCCGTTCTTCGCGCGAATCGGGCGCATGGCATACTTGGAATCCGCAGTCTTCGCGAAGTCCTGAAGGACGTCGAGGAGCTGGGTGTTCATAATGTCATTGCTGTTCATCGCGGAGAGAAGAGCCGTGGCGTCGGAATTCGCCGCAGAGACTTCGACCGTCTCGTACTTGCTGTTGTTGTAGTCCGGACGGATGCAACGATGATCGCCGGTAACAGCGTCCTGAGTTTCCGCGGCGGCGCCGCTGATGTAAGTCGCGCCGTCAGTGTTGAAGCCGGACAGAGAGTCGATAATGTCGATTTCCGTCTGATTGCGGAACCACTCGGACAGCTGGCGACGGAATTCTTCACGGGCGTTCCAAATCGTGCGCTTGTCGGTCATTTTGCCCTTTTTGGCAAAGGCCTGCGTGATCTGGTCGATACGCATGTCCATGTAGTATTCGTCGATGGTGTTCTCGTTGCCGATCACGCTCTTGTTCTGACCACGGATGCCTTCACCGCGGAAATACGGGATGAAGTGGTAGCGACCGACGTCGCCGGAATCGCGGCCCTTGAAGCAAGTGTCGTCAACGATAATCGGTTTGCCCGAACCTTTTTTGCCCATCATGTTCGTGAAGAACATGTTGAGCATGTACTCGCGGTAGATTTCAAGCGAATGTTTTAACGGGGTAACCGCCTGCCCCGTTCCACGGATAAAATAAGCCATAGTAGGCTCCTTTCATTTTATCCGAAAACAGCGTCAACAAAACTCCCGATTCGTTCTGATGGTGCTGATGCAACGTCAGCGCTGTTCAGCATATCAAGTCCATCTTTCCCCCTCGGCTCGTCGTCAACGTCGTCTTCGAAGTCGTTGTTTTGTTTGTTCGACTTCAGCAGTTTTGCCCGGTACGCTTCGGGATCGCGCTGGAACTCCATGACATCCAGCATCTTCTTCGCAAAAGCATACGCGGAAGCGGGCGATTTGTCTTTAAGTTTCCCCCACTCGGCAATAACGTACTGATCTCCTTTCTGAGAATCCAGCAATGGCGCAAACTGCTCGTACATGACTTTCTCGAAGTCCGGGTGTTGCTTGATCACTGGAGCGGCGGCCTCGTCCCAAACTTTGGCGGCCTCCTCCTTCTTCAGGTCGTCCTGCTCTGCTTGCAGGCGGGCGGAATCCTCGTCGGCCTTTTTCAGGCTTTCTTCGAGTTTCTTTTCCCGTTCGGAATCGTCCTCGCTGAACCAATCGTCCTCGTTCTCCTTCTTCGCCTTCAGCTCATCCAGCTCCTTTTTCAGGGCCGCGCGTTCGGTCGTCGCTTTATGCATCGCCGCCTGCGTGTCGTGAAGACGCTTTTGGAGATTCTCAAGTTCGTGTTTCAGTTCTGCGGAATCTTTTTCCGACGCCTTTTCCGCCGCGGGAGCTTTGTCCCCGGTTTCGGCGAAGTTATCGCCATTTGCGCCGGCGTCGTCTCCACTTCCGTCTTCGTATCCCACCGAATCCGATTCATCATCGGGGATGGAGAACTCGTCGTCCGTTTCGTCTCCAGTTAATTCCGCACTGGCGTCGTCGTTTTCCGTGGTTTGGGAATGGTCGTCGCGATTCGCTTCGTCGCTTTT